CATAATATCATAGAATAGATTATGAAGCATTTCTCTTACATTCTCATTTGTAGATTTGATTTGAAGTACATCACCATATTCGTTCTTAGTTGTACTTTCATCAGCGTATATATCAAGTGCCGAACCTATAATCGGGTCCATATCCATAGCATCATAATCTCTAAAAAGTTCTCTACGAACTTGATGATATGCCATAGATTGTGCACCCTGATGGGTTTCGTAATATGAACGTTGTAACTTTGTGTACCTATCTCTAAGGTTTACAAAGTTTGTATTCATTTGTCTATCTTCAACATCTACTACTCTACGTTTACCATCTTTATCAACGGTTACGATTGCGTTTGTTGAAAATAGTTTTTTAAGTCTCCCAAAAAAACTTCTATCGTCTTGGAATTGTTCTGCCATAATTTATTTTACCATTTTCTACAAGACCAATATCTTGCTTTTGTTCTTGGACCAGGATTATCACAATTGTGTCTAGCTCTAAAGTTTGCTCTCCTGCCAGGGTTATTCTTTTTGATTTTAACTCCCTTCTGACCGAAATTTACTTTAATAACTTTACCAGTCTTAGGGTTTTTTACATATACCTTAAATTTCTTCACATCACCTGCCATTGGTTTACCCAACTTCACTTCTCTACCCTGATACTCAGCTTCGTAAACACAACCACAGTTTGCTTCATCTAATGAACTTTGATAAGATTTAAGATAATTAATAAAATCATCCATATCTTCTTGCTCTACATCTAATTCATCATAATCATCTATTGGATTATCAGCCGGTGTATCTCCTTTTGAGTATGCTTTATCAATATACTCATCTTCTTTTAGGATATTTGTTAATTTAATCATTTTATTCTCCTTTTATTTTGACATATACCATAAATATCAATATTTGTCAAAACCCTACATTTTATAACCATTGTGATAGGTCTTCAATATCATCACCAATTCTCATTTTCCAAGGGTTATCATCTCTATCAGAAGGTCCATAAACACCAGCATGCTGCGTGTTTGAAGAAATACCACCTAAAGTTCTTTTTGTTAGGTCAATACCTTCTTGTCTTAAACGAAGTGCAGTATCCCTTACCCACAACCCAATACTGAACGCCATTGTCAAGTCATCATTATAACTTTTCATAGCTTCTGCCCTACCATTATTGAATATAAATGTAAATAATTCATCAATTAATCGGTTAGAACGAATTGTAACTGCTTTCTCTCTAAAATATTCATCCAATTTAGATATAATAAGAGGTCTAGTCTTTGTTGTAGTTGAAAATCCAGCTACCATCTGTCTTTCATCCGCACGATATTTGTTTCTCATTTGCTGTTCAACATCTACATACTTCAAATCTTTACTCATATAGAATAGGTTTTTATATTGTCTATCTATACATTGTTGAATACATGCCCATCCAATGTTTGAGTTTTCCACCACAAGTAATGCATCATTGTATTCAGTAGAAAGATTAACTAAGAAGTTTCCAAAATCTTTTGTATCTATTTTACCTCTATATTCAGCTACTTGTGTTGCATTTATTATATCCATAACATGACAAGCGGAATAGTCAGAACCATCACCTCTAGCAACGTCAGCTACAACCATATAAGAACCATTTGCTGTTGGATATTCCCATCTCCATAGGTTTCCATCAAATCCAGTCTTTTCAATTGGGTCTTGGCAATATGTTTCTTTATAAAACATTAATAATTCAGGATCAATTACAGTATCACCAGAAGATACAAAGTCACAATCACACTCTTGAGCTGCTTTCTTTTGTCCTAATAATTTTTCTTGTTCATCTCTCCAAGTTTGGTCTCTTTCAGGATGTACTGTCCAATGTAGTTTTATAGTATTAAATGGATTTATCCCATCTTCCGCACCTAACCAAGTTTTATGAAACCAGTTACCCACACCATTTGGTGTAGATAGTGCAATACAACTACCACCCGTTGAAAGTGTAGATTGCGCCGATACCCAAATTTCATCAATATCATCAATGAAGGCGGCCTCATCAAATATAAGAAGTGATAAGGCTTCAGAACGTCCTGCATCAGGTGAAGAAGCAATGGCCTTAATTTGAGAACCATTTGTTAAACGAAGGGAAAGTTTATTATCTTCCATAGAACCACCCTTTAACCAACTTGGAAGTAGTTCATGCATAACTCTTACTTTAGTTACTAGGTTTTTAGCAACTTCTTGTTTTGTTGCAATTACTAATATATTAAAATCAGAATTAAACAACATATTCCAAAGTGAAAATCCGGCACAAAGAGTTGAAATACCAGTTTGGCGTGATTTAAGAACTATATTAAAACGATTGTCTTTAAATCCAGTTAATGTTTTTTCCTGAAATGGGAAAAGGTGAAAAGGTATTTTACCTCTCACCGGATGCTGAATCATACAATATTTTTTCATAAAGTGTATAGGGTCACTAGCACACTTTTTGTATTCTTCTGCTATAATCTCTTTTAAAGATTTCTTTTGTGTTATTCCAGTTGGTGTAGCCATATTAATCAACAGGAGGTTTTACTAAATCGTAGTTTTTATCTTTTAATTTATCCCAAGCTTCGTTTCTCCATTTTATTGCCTGTTCAACCTCACCTTCATAAAATGTAATATCAGAAAGTATTTCTGCTTTTAATTCATCCACATCTTTTTCCAATACCCATTTTTCAATCTTACCATCTTCATGTACAAACTCATATTCTTGCTTTGCATCTTTGTAAGCTTGATGTAATTGTTCTAAAATATCTTTACCTCTTGAAATAATATTAGATAACATTTTATAATGTTCATATTCTTCCCACAAACCATCTAATTTTATTAAAGTTTCTTTTTTACCTAAACAAGTTGCACAATATCCAGTTTTAGAAATAAGTTTTTTATCTGCTCTACTCAATTTAATAGTATTACAATTTTCAGATTTACAACTATTTAATTTGGATAGATAATCTCTTACTTCAGACATTGTTTCTGATAGTTCATTTATTCTTACTTTACCATACTCTGTTTGTTCCCAAATTTTTCCTTCTGAATCGGTCCAACGTTCACCTACTTCTTTTTTACGATTATTTTCTGCGGATTTATCAGAGTTTGCGAATGATATTTGTGTATTTTTTTCATACTCACCACCCTGCAATACCATATTTACCAACTTTCTGCGAGTTGGATGCATGTATTTTTTTTGGAATTCCTTTGACATATTGATAGAAATATATTTGTATATATAAGTATATCAGAATTAAATAAAACGATTATTTTTCGAAGAAGATACCTAAAATTTGATTTAGGGGAGCAAATGCACCTGTCAGTTTATAAGTGTTTCCACCATATACAAATACAATACCTTCATTTGGTACAATCTTATCAAATCCACCCAAAGCATTTAATCTTTGCAATTCTAATTTAAGTTTTTGTATTTGTTTAGGGTCACCACTTGCTTTTACCTGTTGTATAGTTGATTCCAATCTACTTACCATTTGTCTTTTGGCAGATTCTGGATTTGCTGTGAGAACTGAACTCATAAATGAAAGTACATCCGCACCAACTCCTAAAAATATTTCTTCAAACTTCATTAGATTTTGTTTTGATATTTTTTGTTGGTCTTGCTTATCAGTTTGTTCAGCCCAAGCTTTTAATTTAGCGTCTTGAATTGTATTAATACGGAATGATTTATCACCAAAAGCCCATCTTTTAACCAATCCTATTTTTTCTTGTGTATCTAATTTTTTACCACCCTTCTCTACAAAGTTTGCCCACCAAGCTTGATGATAATCAGCTACTCCATCTGAATCATTCAACCCAAACTCTTTTTGAAGTTTGTTTATCATTCCTATATACTTTCCTTGCAATTTGGTAAGATGTTCGGATTTAGGAAGTTTTTGCATTGGAGGTCCTTGAATTGTATATTTCGATTGAACATGTCCATTCACCTGCTTAATCATACCAGCTAATATTTTAGCGGATTGTTGATTTTCTCCAATTATATTTCCTTCTTTATCATACTCAAACGTTCCGTGAAATACTAATAAAGGTTGTCCATACGGAATTACATTTACCGATGTTGGATATATTACTTCCAAATTCATAAAACAACTACCACCTTTGAATATCATTTTACGTTGAGGTTCTGATAATTGTGATATTGCCTGAGAAAGGTCTTTCATAGCAAAATTATATGCATCTGTCAATCCACCCCTTCCTGCAAACTTTTGTGCAACTTGTCCAATAGTCATTGCACCTTCACCTTTATTTTTAAGGTGAGATTTATTTCTTGCTGCAACCAATCTACCATTTACCCAACTTATTGCTAATGCTTGCCCATCGGTTTTTTCTCTTGCTAATTCCAAATCACCATTTAGTGCTTTAGTTACAATATTTTTAAGGTCACCAAATGTAAGATTCATTTCAATATCAAATGGATGGTTCATATGTCCATATGCACCACCTTCTAAAAGTAAACCCTCACTTAATGGAGTTTCTATTTTAGATAACTTACTATAATAATTTGGGTCTTCGTATAAATGGTCTAATGCAATTTCTTTTGCAACATCAATATCAGTTGTATGCTCTCTTTCTACCGCATATCCTTTAATAAATTCTTGCTTAATATTTGCTACACTTACGTTGTGATGTTTAGCGATATCCGATAAAGTCATACCTTTAGCTAATCCACCAGGTATTTTATCTTCTTTTACTTTAGTGTATTCTTCACTACCATCTTTATCCAACTTAGATTTTAATTTATTAACATCTTTTGGATTTGGTGCTCCATTGATATATCCACCAGCCAAACTTAAACCAACACCTGCTCCGCCTGGCAATCCCATTTCATCTAACAAAGAATCTTCAAGCTCATCAATGATTTCGTTTATATCTTCTTTTGATATTATCTGAGTTTTTTGATTTTTAGGCAATTCCCAAAATCTTTTAGGTTTTTCTAAAGGTGTTTCTCTATTAACTTCTTGCCAATTTTCTATGGTGTGTGGGTCATCTGCTGGATTTAGTGTACTTTGAACTACATTTTGTACTTTATAAATTGCTTTTCTAAATTGAGATTCTTTATCTTTAGTTTTACCCCTACCCCTCATAGCATCTGCTTTAGGTTCTTGTAATTGAATATATCCACCTTGCTTATACCAATTTTCAGGTTTAGCTTTATTTAATATTCTTTTTTGTCCATCTGCAACAAATGACATATCTGGTTCATCTCCAGCAGTAAAGCCACCACTTCCGCCAGTTGCTTCTTTTAGATTTTCTTTTTTAGGGATTCTAAATGTTACTGCTTTCTTACCATTGATTGTTGGCATTCCCCATTCATCTTTTCCAATAGATTTAACAACAACTTTTTTGTTTTTAAATTTACCCATTAGGATTTGGTCACCAACCTTAACATTTAATTTAATTTCTTCGTTGATATATTCTTTTAAGGATTTAAGTTTGAGTGTTATTAATTTGAATATTTGCTCATCAAACTTAGGATATGCTTTTATAAAGCCTTTCTTTCTATCAGCTTCAGTCCCAGCACTTAACCAATATCTTACATCAGTACCACTAATTGCATTTGGTTGTGCAGGTGAAGCATATACATATCCTTTATCTAAATAAGGTTCAGTAACTTTTCCTTTATATGGTGTAAAGTATTTTCCACCTAAACGATTTTGGTCTTTTTCTCCAACTACAGTTATAAAACCAGTAGTATCTTTATCATATTTGTTTAGGATTTCTTCTGGTGCATACGGATTACGAATATTAACAATTTTGTTTGATGGAATACCAAACATCTTTGTCATTATAATTTTCTTTTCCTTAAAATTAAATGGAGATTTTTTTGAATCGGTTACATTTGAAGTTCCAACATAAACATTATCTTTTCCGAACTTCCTAACCAAATGGTCATACGTTGCGTAATGACCCTTATGAAATGGTTGAAAGCGGCCAGAATAGACAACAACTACTTTGTCTATCTTTGCCGCTTCTCCCAATATTGTTTCTATTAAATATTTTGCTAATCCCTTCATATAGTTTCTTACTATATAAATATTCGGGATTACTCTTTTACAACTTTCATTGCTGATGCCGAAGAAACCTGCTTAGGTGCTTGATTTTCAGCCTGAGCTTGCATTTGTTTTCTAGATGGTGCTCCCGGTTGATATGTAATTGTACCATCTTGTAAATTAATTCTACCAGCTGGGTATTTTTCATCTAAAGCATCTAAAAATTCTCTTAATTCTAAATTTTTTGCTTTAAATTCATCATCAAATCTTTGTTGAAGGTCTTCCAAACCTTTCATTTCTTCAGTAATTTCGTTTCTTCTTATATAGATTTCTCCAAATCTTTGAACGATAACAGAAATTTCGTTATTTAAATTTTTAACGTTTTCAACAACTGATTCTTCTAATTTTACAGTTTCAATATCAACTGATTGCTTTTGTGGAATATTATCTAATCCTGCCATAATTTTGTGTATTTATTTTTGTATATATAAGTATATTACTTTTTATTTTTTAAAATGTTAGATGTACTAAATCCTGATATTTTGCTGAAATACTCGATTTTTTCAACTAATTCGGCGCCTATTATTTGCTCGTAATTATAATCATTTCCAATTACCATAATATCAGGTCTCCATTGTTTTATATGTTCTTTTAGAGTTTCATCAGAATCAAATGATACAACACTATCAACAAAT